ATGAACATGGCAACATAACGGTTAATCCGCTCGTCAATTACATGGGCCTCGGTATCAGCCGCCCCATCCCAAGGAAACGCATCTGCCCCATGCTTACGCAAATCATCACTCTTGCCAGCCCAGTAGTTGCGCCGGAAGTCATAGCTATCCCGGCATTGGTTATAGTAGAACTCAAGGTCAGCTACGGTGCGGGTGTACGCCTCGCGCAAGGCCAGTACATTAATATCTTTCTCGACGTAGATGAGGGCTTCCTTTTGATCGTTCATTTAAGATGGTTTAAGCTGACTGCGTTGGATTTGCTGGACTATGCGGAATGCGCTACCCTTATCCAATCCAACTTTATCAGCTAGACGGGCTGGATCAAGCGGCTGGTATTGAGCACGCAGACTACGGCTCAAAATTTCAAAGCCCAACAGACGATCAATGTGCTCCCCCTGCCAATCAGGAGAAGTGGTGATATCGTTATGAAGAGAGTGCTTCATGCCGGAAAGTTGTGCCGCCGTCTGCATCCTTAATTTCGTGAATAAAAATACGCTTGTTGAGTAGTTTACCACGCAACTTACGAGGGATAGCCACGGCCACCTTACCATCTCGCGCCACAATCTTACAATAGACCCAGCGTGGGTTACGTGCCTCAGACAATACAGTGGCTTGCAGGAGGTCTGGAACAGCCAGAGGAACCTGATAGGCAAGACGAAGTAGGTCGGCCCCTTCCTCGGTAAACAGGGTGTTCTTACCGTACCCGCTGTAGTGGGTATCAATTTGAAGCTTCTCGCCCTTGAGCTTAAGCAGCTCGTTAACTGTCTTGTCCAGCTCTTCAGCCAGTTTTACAATTTTAATCATTAGTATCCGCCTCCACGTTTTGCTGACGTTTTGTTCTTGTCCACATAGCTAATGCCATCAATACACGCATAGCGGATTACATCTATCGGGTCTTTCCATGCCTCATCAGCACCACCATCGCCCGTGTACTCCTGAAGGGCTGTGATGATATTGACGCATCTATCTGAAACATAGAAATGGGGATGGTTCACTCCATCAATGGGAACCTTCCGGTTATACGACATCTTGCTCTGCATGGCCTGAATGCCATCCTCAATGTCGAGACCGGGGGCTGGGACAAACGTAAGCCCAGCAGTCATCAGGTCTTCAATGATGGAGCTAGCCCCGTTCTGGGTTTGGTACTTGGCGGCACCAAGGCGAGGGTCGATTAGACGCTCAAACACTTCCTCTCCCTCCTCAAGTTTACTAATCAAGTCAACATAGTCCTTGATGCCGTAGCCAAGCCCCTTGTTGCCTTCCCCGCCAATCCACTTGGAGCCATGCCACTTGGCCCAGTCTCCGACATTAACATCGGGCCACTCCCGATAGACGTAGTACGTCCCAGACGGATTGACCGCAATCCAGCACATGAACCAGTTCTTGCGCCCAGCAGGATCGAGCACCATGTACCGGGTGCAGTCTTTGAGAACCATCTTCTCGTGGGCCATGACATTAATCTCACGGCTAAACAGTGGGAACCGGGTCGAGGCACTCTTGGTCGGAATGCCGTAGGCGCGTGTCAGAATTTCCTCTTCTGGTCTGTTTCGCAAATCTGCTGCAATACGCTCATACCCGCCAAACGGATTGTCCTTTGAGTGGAAGTAGATGATGCCTGCGTTGCGGTTTTTGGAGTGCTGGATAAACGGCACTGAACGTCCTCCCAGCAACTCAGCCTCTTTGGACTCCACCGTTCTTGCTCCCTGCAAGTAGTCTCGTACAACTTCTGTATATCCATCAATGGGAGTGAAGGTGACAACGAGCTTTGCATTGCGCGTAGCAAGGCGGAAACGTAAGGTTGAAAGCAACTCAGGGCCAATGAGATATTCATCACACCATGCTCCAATGTTAATCCATGTTGATTCGCGGCTGCCAAGTTCGGCACCCTCCAAGATGGTATCATTGTTTAGGAACTGCGCGTAGGTCTTGAAGATGATGTGGCTACGGCTACCGGGCAGGATTAGGGAACTCTTGCTGAAGCCATTCTTTCGGGTGTAGGAAACATTCTCCTCCGCGCCCAATGTCTTCTTCCTCATCTCTTCCGGCAGGGCGTCATACACCGCACTCTGTTGCTGACGGATGGAGACATCGGCATTCTGGGCAAAGCACATGATGATGCTACCGGGATTCTCAACAGCCGCCTTAACCACAGCCGTAGCAGCCCATGTAGTCTTAGAACTGCGGTTGCCTCCACTAACCAAAATTTCATTGAACTGACCAAGCAACTCTTCCGACTTCTTCCAATGATCCAGCTTCCAGCCATAGCGGTAGGGATCGCGTTCGCTATTCGCGATTGACGAATGGTACAACTCCCACAGCTCCACAATTTTCTCAGGCTTCATCCGCGCAATCTCGGAAGGAGTGGGAGGCTTAACCAGAGGATGTTCCTTCCAGATCATCGACGGGCGTTGTTAAGCTGCTGCTCCGCGTGCTTTGCCGCAACTGATGTCCGTAGGTTCTTGCCAATAGTCCATCCCTGACGTTTTGCTATCAACCTCAACTCCATGCGGGTGTGGCGTTTCTTCATAGCCCAGAAAATCTCCCAAATGTACTTAGGCCAGAGGTTCATTCCGCTGGTGTAACTGTAAAAGCTTCAACTGGGATCGCTTCCACGGGAAGTGCTTCCTTCTGCAACTGCTTCCGCGCATCCTCAATAGCCTTCATAGCATCCTCTAGGGAGGGTTTGTTGCTCCGGTGCTCAATGATCACCTTGTTCTCACCCATAGCCAGCATACCCTTATCAAAGGCTATGCCATAGGGAATTACCAAGTCGCGTAGGTTGGTCTTGGCAATTGCATCTGGGTTGTCGGCAAGCTGCTCCATCTTCTGCTTGATCAACAACCTAAGTCCTTCAGCCATCTCAAAACCGTCGGTTGCCAATTGCTTCTTGCGAACGTCAATGGCCACTTCGTTCCGCGCCCTAATACGCGAAATTTGGTCAAAGCTGTATCCCGTCTGTTCAGCTACTGCCTGCCAAGTTTCCCCGCCACTAAGCATCTCCAACGCCAAAGCCGCCTTAGTCAAATCTCGTGCTTCCAAAGAATTGCTTCTTGAGGAAAGCAAGCTCTGGAGGATTGTTGGCACTTCTGGCTCGTCTGGCATTCACCTATTAACTTAGAACGGTTCTAAACTGTCAAGCGTTTTGTTGCAAACCGTTGTTTATATGTCTTGCGTTCCAAGACCGCGAACCTCTCTACGTTATTAAAACTAATCGTGGTTAACGCAAAAATTAAAAGAAAACAAGAAAAGAAAGTGAAGGAATGTGAATTTGCTAGCCCGGTGTCAAGCTTATTCGCACTAGGGTTTGCACCGCTACCTATGGGGACTAAGTAGTTGTACGTATTGCCTATACACCCACCTACGCGGGGTCGTATCACTGGATTGGTAGTCTCCTACTCCGTAGTCGCCCCAGACCCGGCTAACCCTACCCCTACCCCTTATCTTGTTTTGAAAGGAAAAGACCATACTATTTCTTTCAAAACTTACAGGCGGGGCTACCCCTTCCGAAGGGGCCATTTAGAACAATTTTTTTAAGGTGGCAGTTAACCAATTTTGATTCTACTATTCAGGCGGCCCGCCAATCCCCTCCCCCCATGTTGAGAATGGGTCTCAATAGCAATAGGAGAACGACGAGACTTAGAATCATTCCAAGTTGAGAGTTGGTCTCATTCAGCCAATTGTAAACGGGACGGCGGCCTAGGCTGGCCGATCTAGGCGCGCTTTTAGCAGGGCGGGAAATCGCGCAAGTTGCTAATGCTCAACACAGTAAACCATAACGTGCAACGTTAACCTATAGCCTAGCCTACGTTGGCAAGCTGAGGCCCGCAGCGTTGGCAGGAGGTGCCAAGGCGACGATTTGCAATCAATTGGCGCACTATTACGTAAGATACACATAACAAACAGCTTGTGAGAGTGTGTTTTTTGGGGGAATTTGCGCGGAGTAAGAGGGCGAAACCATTGCAGACCTTTCCCAGCAATCCCCGGCTACCGCAGCCACAGGCCATCACAGAGGCTGGGGGGTGCTCTCTGCTCTCTCTCTCTCTCTTATATAGAAGGGGAGGCTGTTCTTTCGTGCGCGGTCTCGGGAGGGTTCTCCAGCGCGGCCAGAGGACGGACTGAGCGTGCTTTTTATGGTCTTGCTTTTGCGGCATCGCGGCCTAGAACCGCAGACGCGGTTCCGACAAACGGAGCGGCACGCAGAACCCATAAATAAAAAACCCCGATGACAAACTTAGCAACGCAACGGACCACTGATGTGGTGGTAGCCCATTACATAAATAACGTGCGCCTCAGCTCTCCCAACCTGCCGACGCTCTCTGCCATGCTGGCCGTTGGAGCTGGCCGGAGCCACTACGTACCCGAAAACGCCATTGGCCGCATCTTCTGGTCCGAGGTGGAAAGAGAGGCGCGTGGACGGATCAGTGCGGCGATCAAAAATGATCCCGAGCTGGCCGGAAATTTGACGCAAATTCGGGCATGGAAAATCGCATGAAAACCCTCCTCGAAACCCTCTGCTGCGCTTTGATCGGCGCGGCCATCGCTATCGCAATGTCAGGATCAATGAACGATTTCTTCCGCTGGCTTGCACGCTGATTTCTTCTCCCGCTATCCCCCGAAAGGGGATGGCGGCATGAAGCAATCCGCTTCGCACAAAAACAAACAATAGATCAAAAAATGAATACGTTAAACGCACTGTTGAAAAATAAGATTCGCGTACTGCTTGTCGGCAAGCCCGGCACAGCGAAAACGGCCCGCATTCTCGCTGCGGCATCGGCGGAAGGATACGCCGTAACCGTGTTCCGCGCCAGCCTAGCGGAACGCGTGGACCTTGGCGGGTGCTTGATCCCCGATACGGCCTCAGGGATAACGCGGGCTCTGCCGCTCGAAATGCTGCACCGGCTCCGCTCTGCAACGTCTCCCCAGCTTTTGGTGCTAGACGATTTAGGGCAGGCCCCGATGGACGTGCAGGCCGCAGCGATGTCGCTCTTCGATGCGGGCGCACTTCCGGCCTGTGTCGTAATCTGGGGAGCCACCAACCGACCCGCAGACAAAGCGGGAGTCTGCGGCCTCTGTGAGCCGCTGC